GGCAACTTCATACGTGGGTTTTTCTACTTGCTCCATGGCAAGCTTGGCAAATGAATAAACTATTTCGCATTCGTTACGAATAGAGTTTATGAGGGCTGTACAGTAATTACCTGAAGCCCAACTATGCATCCATATTACGAGCCAATCACCGCGTGCATGTACGGACTCAACGGAAGCACGTATAAGACCCAGCCGAACAACGGCAGCGGCCTTACCCTCCGGACTTCCATACTTACCCCACTGACCAGCCAATATCTCTAAGGGCTCTAAAGCGACAAAAGCGATCTCAAGACTTCCTCTTTTGTCAAAGCCTTTATAATCTCCTGCAATATGTCTGGTCTCACCACCAAACCTCATAAATTCTCTTTCCATTGGGTCCCAGTCAGTGGCCGGGTCAAATCCTATCAAATATGGGTTCATACCGACAGTGGCCGCACAAAACCGTGTGAACGGTCCAAAGAAGCATTTACTCAGAATGAAATGCCACTGACATGATCCGAAGACTAAACGCGGCAGTTCTCTTTTCGCAACTGAACATAACTCATATTTTGCATTGTCCACAAAAACAGCAGCAGGAATAATACCATGTAACAGCATGTCATGGTTGGTAACTATTTCCTTAGCGAGAGCAGGCCATCTGGGGCCATATCTAGCTTTCCCCTTATCATCTCTATACATCAAGAGTTTCCTAGGCATGTTCATAGTGCAGTCAGGGAAACCAGGCGACGTGGACATGTCAATTCCTGGTATTCCTAACATTGGATCACCCTCAATAGCCTGCTGGACTGTCAATGGTGCAAATGAACCTCCGTAAGGAATGCTGGTAAGGTTCTTCGCGACGGCGAGTGCTGCATAATGAGCAATTTCATGATCGAAATTGACGGGATAAGGCTTGTATGAAGCAGCAGAAGTCGCGTAACCAGACGCGGTTATATGTACAGGAACTCTGACAGGCTGAGGCCAGGGACCAAAACCATGGTAACGCGTCATGTCCTCCTTTACATACGTTGACGTAGGATTAGGCAAAATACCTAACAAGTAGCCGGGCGCAGTACCCAAGTCTCTTGCTTGGGTCATGGACGGAATCCACTCTCGTGCCTCTAACTTAGGAAAATCAGCAATGTCCGATTCATCATTATTCTCAATAGCAAACTCCTCGTAAGCGAGTGAGAGGTCGTTTAGATCAATCCTAGAGGCATGCCCAAAGGCACCATTTCCTGAGGTGTGCATACCAATGATCTTGTCATTGCATACCACCAGTGACCCACAAGAACCTTTCTTAGTGGTTAACTGATATGAAATCATATCATATCTCCGAGTAATCTCCTTATTTCTCTCAAGTATCTCTACTGAGGCAGTGGGAACACTCTCTGTGTAGACTATGTCATCTTCTGATTCAAAGGGCAAACGTGGCTGAGCTCCGAGTATGGTCATCACGTCTTTGTTGACAATAGCCACAACGGGTATGCGTTCCGCGTAAATTGAGGTGGCTTCACGTTTAGTTGCAAAATGGGACAACATTTTACGGCCCGGAGTTATGGGCAACATGATCGCGACTATAAGAAGGTCGCGATTAACACCGTAATCAAATACAATATTTACTTTACTAAATGGTACATGTGTAACCACACCCTCTCGTGCCAAATTCCAATAAGGCTCTTCACCTATTCTCTCACAGTCTGTTTTAACATCAAAGTAAGCATGTCGGGGTAGTAAAAGTCTTCTACCTCCCAAACAAAAGGCCGACACCTTTATTTGTCCGGAATCCGTTTGTATCTCCCACAAGTTCTTTCTGAGAGCCGGTGCTATCTCAGAGGAAACACGATAAGAAACAGCCTGAGGGGTTGCAGTGGCACCTTTATTGCTGCGCTCTGCTTTCCGCTGCAAAGTACGCATCTTATTACGCTCCTTCGCAGCCATCTTAGCTTTTGCAAGCAAGTTGTCCTGGTAGTCCTGATTTTCAAACTCCGCATCGGGATCAACTTCATCGTCGTCCGACTCCTCGTCAGTACCAGTGCGGGGAAAATACTTACGAATAAGTGCTACCACAGCACCAAGGGCTCCTATGGCACCTATGATAGCGGTGGAATTATCTTGAAGCCATTTTATAGCTCTTGCTACCATAACGCGTGCACTATTGCATAACTCAGAAGCAGTGGACCTCATAGTCTCAAAGCCTACAGCAAACTTTTCGGACATAACAACACGAGTTTTCCCTAAGGCAGGAACAGCATCGAGCGACATTAACCATAGGGCCAGACGTGAGCTATTCATATCTTTCGTCTTAGCTGCAATAGAAGCGCAAAAGGCCGCTAATTTTTTTGAATAAAATCTGGCACCTTCTACCCCCTCTCCACACTTTTCCACTATCTTGTCATAAATGGTAAATTCAGTAATGTTACCGTAAGCAGGAAGGAAGATCATTGGGTCCAAGGCGTAGAAGTCACCAAACCGTGTTATCTTGGCTGCAAAAGAGATAATGCGTCTAAGCCGCTCAGTTGCTGCGTTTGATAACGAT